ACCTGATATTTGAGAATCCAAAATTAGTGGATGCCGTTTTTCGTAAGGGGTATGACGGCATGCTCATCTCAGAGTCCGGTCCGGCCAACACCATCGCTGTCAGAGACCCTAGCCTAATCAAATCAGCAGACCCTGTAACATATGACGCTGATGGCAGTCCGATCCCGATTTCGCAAAGGTTTGATCCATCCAAGGATGACATTCGCTACTCAGCGCCTAGGCGTGATCCCCGTGACCCCATTACAGCAGACAGTGGTATCAGTGAAGTCAGTGACGCCTATGACAGGTTTCGAGTGGGGACAGCCAAGCTTGGAACAGCTAAGAAGCCAGTTAATACTCCGCCGGAATCGAACATCTCTTCTGAGATCGTTCCCGAAAATACGTTGGCGGAACACATGGAGATGTTTAATTACCCGAACATCCCTGCCGAAATACGATCCATCAGTAACCCCAAAGAGAAGCGAGATGCTTTGGTCAACTGGATGGCGGACAATTTAGTCGCGCTTTATAATAAATTCCCCGAAGAAGTTAGGCGCAGGTCTACTCATTGGTATGATGGAGGACAACGCATAGCAGCCATGTTCGCTGATCGCTACTCCGTTTCAATGGAGCAGGCAGCAGGTGTCATAGCGGCACTATCGCCGCAGCGTCCATGGTTTATGAATATCTCTCAGGCCGAGCAGGTCATTGACGTTTACATAAACCACCAAGACGATGTCATCACGCGCGAAGAGCATGGAGAGCAAATTGAATCCATAATCCAAGCAGCGCAGGCTCCCGTTAAGCAGAAGCGAAAAAGGAAGCCCGGTGAAACCCCTTTGGCTAAGAAACGCCGACAGAACTACAACAAGAGGCTAGACCAGAAAGCCAAAGACGATCGAAGGAAATCCCTTGAAAAGCTTTACGGGAAGAGCGTCCGAACATTGGACTCAGACCCTGAACTGCAAGGGTGGGCGATTAGATCAATAGCGCAGACGCTATACGGGCAGGATCATAGAGTCATCTCACCAGAGGGCGATCCAATGGGGTGGGAAATGGTGGACGATGGGTCGGCTAGGGCTCAATCGACTTGGGGTGGTGTGGATACGATAAAGAAATCGGTTAGCATGCTCAAAGATGGGAGCATTGAAAACATTTCCAATAACCTTGGAAACAAGCATAAGGTCAGGAACTTCTATAACAACCTCATCGCTCCTAATTCGCCCTACGGTGACGCCACGATAGACACCCACGCTGTCGCGGCTGCAATGTTGATGCCATACGGCGCATCCGCTAAACCCGTGGATCAAAATTTCTCAGGCAAAGGCGCTCCCGCTCTGGGTGTCAACGGAACCTACCACGTTTACCTAGACGCCTACCGTGAAGCTGCCAGAAGGGTAGGAATACAACCACGGCAAATGCAGTCGATCACTTGGGAAGCCGTCAGATCTTTATTCCCGTCAGAGTCTAAGAAGAAGAACTCAAAGCATCGATTATCCCTTGGGAACACGCAGAAAATCTGGCAAAATAACAACGCAAATGAAGCAAGAAAAATTATCCTCAGAGATGAGATCCCTCCTCCGACGTGGGCTAGACCCGGAGATACTGGACGGGCTGATAGAGACACGCCCTTGGTGGGAGAAGACGCTTGGAAGCAAGCGGACGTTGGAGGAGGTGTTATATTTGGAGGTAGACGACGCCAGCCGACTTCTGGATCAGGAGGAGGAGTAGGTCGCTTCTCAGCACCGAGGGGAGTCACTGCAGAAGTGATTCAGGCAAGGGGTTTGACTTCCAACCTCAACGAGGCAGGCTACGTCACTCCACGGGGAGACCTTATCGACTTTTCGGGCAGATCTTATGAGTCTGACCTTTACAAGAAGTCGAGTTCTGGTCGCTGGGTTTTGAAAAATAAGTCTCAGAAGGATTACCATCGGGGTCAGAGAGTGATAGACCACAGGGACTTAGGCGCTGATGACACCGGAGAGGATCCTATCGGGTTAATGCAGTCGGAGGGCAACATCCGAATCGATGGAAATTCTGGGTTTGTGGACATTGGCCTCGAACCAACAGACTCGCAATTTGCCGTAATTAAACGGCTTTCAAGTTCATTTGACGGTGAGCTGGTGGTTGATTTGACAGAAGGCAATAGGTCTTCGGGTATAACCTACCCTGCTGGCACTAAACCAGCAAAGATTGTCGGGGATATCAGAAGGTTCTACCGAGGCGAAGACATTGACAGCGGTATTCGATTCTCAGCGCCTAGACAGCTAAACAACAGAGGTGGGTTTGTAGCAAGAAGCCCTTCCGGTCACAGAGCCGTCCGAACATCCAACAGGGCTGGCATTCGGGTCTATGATCCGAAAGGGCGTTTCATCGGTAGCTTCGATAAACTCGCTGCCGCTGAGATTGCCATTAGCGACGATCAGGAAGAATAGTCGCCACTACCGTAGTCGCCGCTACCATAGTCGCCATTGCCATAATCCCCTTCGCCTTGATCGATGCCTATGGTGGCTTGGAGCATGCTCTTCAAAGCCGGGTTTTCTCCAAGTTGTGAGCTTAAATAATACAAAGCCACAGTCGGTATCTTCTCTGGTTTAAGATCGTGCTTCCTGCCAATTGATTCTGCTATTTGTTCTATTTTCATTTTAGGGTTTTAGTCTCTTAGGTTGCCTAAGAATGTTCTGAAATCTTCTTCCTGCTGGTCATAGTTAATTACTTCCTCAAATCGTTTTCTCACTATCTCAGAGCGTTTCTGGTTTTCGCCGGGTGTCAACCATCTGCATATCTTCCTGATGTTTTCAGAAGCTGTCCCAGAGTCTAGGTCAATGCATGTCACATCGGGCTCAAATAGTTGCAAGGTTGCCTTGCACCCATATTCCCTATGTTGGTTCATGTTTGTCACCGTCGCCCTGCCGGAGTAAAGCCATCCCATGTTGGAGTGACCGAGGCTACCCATCTTTTTTAAAGTCCAACCAAGGTTTGCTTCTATCATTTTTCTTCCAACAGCAGGAGCCCCGTTCAAAAGACCATCAGGACAGTTGATTCCATAAGACTTAAATCTGGTGCCTGCCATTGCGCTCCTGAATTGATTGTAGATGTTGCTGGACGGGTTACCATTCGTAACATTGTAGATGTTTCGTGTTCCCAGATCAGGGAGTAAGTAACCATACGCTTTGGGGTTTAGCTCTTGATTTATGTATATAGAATTCTGGTCTTTACTAGCTTGAAACCTGACAGAGTGCATTACGTTTGGAAGCACTGACTCCTGACCTATGTTACCAACGTGTGCAATGAGTTTTGCTTTTGGGTGGTAAAGATCTCTCAGTCTTTTGAAGGGCTCTTCGTGTGGCTGATATGATGCGATGATGTAATCAAACCGCATCTGCTTAAACCTATCTAAGGTGATGGCTTTGTGGTGGTATCGGTGGTTGTGGTCCCACTCGTAATGGACTCCCTCGGATATGTAGTTTTCTTCGACGGGTGTCTCTGGATCGACTTTCCAAGGTATTCTTTCGCAGTCAAGCCATTGGCTTACAACCTCCTTTGTGTTGGTGTAATTGTCTGCTAGCTTCCACCATCCTTCGTCATGCCATTCAATTCCTGTTGGGTGGTAGAGTTTAAAGCCAAGCCTGTCTTCAAAAAGAAGAGAAAGAGACTTCTTTAAGTCTGCATGATGGTAGTCCACAAATACGTTCATATCTTTCTCACATGCTTTGCTGGGTTTCCATAGGCTAAGAACCCCGGCTTGATGTTCTGAGTAACGACAGAGCCAGCCCCAACCATTGCCCCTGCTCCGATTTCAAAGCCGCAAACAATTGTAGAGTTTGCACAAATGCTTGCCCCTTTTCTGATGTGTGTTTCGCGATAACGGTCTGACCATGGACCCCTCGCTCTTGGGAATGCGTCATTCGATGTTACGACGTTAGGCCCAATGAAAACATCGTCTTCAATAAAGACTCCTTCGTAAATGAGTGCGTGGTTTTGAATTTTGCAGTTGTCCCTGATGATAACATTAGGCCCAATGTATACTCCCTCCCCAATGGTGCAGTTCTTTCCAATGTAAGCCCCAATGCAGATATGTGTGTATGCCCACACCTTTGTCCCTTTACCTACAACCCCACCATCATTGATTGCTGTTGGGTGGATCATAGTTTACAGGCTTCTTCGACTGAGAGGTTTTCAGGTTTAGGTTCTATTTGCATTTCGGGCAGAGCCCACCAATCCTCAAACGGATGATCTGGCGCAAAACAAACATTCGGTCGAACCAATTGATACCCCAAAAGATTCAGGTATGTTCGTTGAAAGTCACGCAACCAACTACCGACTCGGTAATAGTCATGCTCTATCTGAATGACTCTGAATTTGAACAGATGAAACGGTAGTGTGGAGAGTGCTGCATTGGTGTTGTTATCAACATCAAGCGACAGATAATCGAAGCAGCCTAAGACCGCATGTCGTTTCAGGTCATTCCACCATTGGTCGTAGCTTTTCAACGTGACATCGCCGATCTTAAAAGAAGCCTTTCGGTTCTGGTAATTCCACACCTGCATGTCAAAGCAGCACCCAGTCCATCCATTCTCTTCGAGGCGCTTAGTGTTTGACCACATGGAAGGGGACGACGATCCGATGTCGAGAAACACGCCTTCTTTGTCTTTGAAGACGTTGAGTAAGAACTCGTCCTGCCCGAATTGACTAGACACCGAAGAATTCCTTCCACTTTGCAATAACGAAGTCTTTTCCAAAAGCCATCTTAGCATAAGCCTTTAATCTGTCGCTTTCTGGTTGAAATACCTGTGGATCATTGCCAAGGAGCGTCTCTAATACTGGTTTGAAATGCCCATCACGGCACACCCAAGATGCTAACCCGCATTGAGTCAGCATACGCGGTATGTCGAACGTGTTATAGCCTGCGTCAGCAGGTGTGATTGAGACTATAGGGATCCCCGCCATCATCGCTTCAATACCACCAAGAGTGTAAGGAGCGGGGAATGTCCCGGTAAAGAAGTAGGCTCTATTCAATTGCAACTGTGTTAGCTGCTCTGAGTGCGTTAATTTGCCCCCTGACAGCCTCCCTAAGCCATCGTTACCCGGCCCGAATACCTTTCGCTTAAAGCCCTTAGTGTTCGCCTCAAAGAGGTCATAGCGGCATGCACTGTTACGAGCCTTCATTGACTGACCAAAGGTTATGACCTGATTAAGCTGCCCACTCCACGTTTCAAAATCTTCTGGGTATTTACCGAACGGAATCAGGGCGTCTGAACCAGCGTAGTTAGGTAGCTCCGCTGTTCTTTCAGAGTAACGTATCAACTGCACTCCACGTTTCCGAAATGCTTTCAGAGCATGCTCTTGGTGCGGCTGAGACTGTCCAATGTCACGCCAATACACCTGCAAATCGTGTTTCCCCATAGCGTCTCTGAGAACGTCCCAGTTCATAGATAGCCAGTCAGGTATATGCATGATCATGACTGCATCGAAAAGACTCAACAGCTCAGACGTTAAGTGCGCCTTCTGATCTCCTGAAACCCCTTCTAAGCTATTGTCAGGCTTCACTCGACTCCAAGCATCAAGCCACTCCTCCCGATGGCTTACAGGCAATTCTGGACGCATTCCATCACCCTTCCCTTCTAGGTATGCACCGGGTGAAAAGACTTCTAAGCCCTCAATGTCATTGAACATTCGGAGTTCGTCGTATTCCAAAATGCTATGGCAACTTAAATACAGTAAGCGCATGAAAGTCTTTTCAATGTGAGCTTATTACTCAGTCAAGGTAATAATACAACAAGACTGACTATTCTACTTTGTTAAGGTGTTAACCCGTGGCTGAGTAAGTTCATTCCCACAGTTAATTCATCCACTCGCTTCGCTCATTGGGATGAACCAGAGTTCATTCCCCTTCTCTTACATCTTTCTCAGAAGCTTCTACACCTTGGGAAGCTTCCCCTCCCGTCGCTCCTTTCAGTCGCTCCTCCTTCCCCAGATTTTAACAATCCCTCATTTCGACTCGTCAAGCCTTAATTTTAGCGCCCGAATCCCCGGTGGTAATTAGAGCGCCTTTCAGGGGTGAAAGAAAGTTGAAAGAAAGTTGAAAGAAAGGGTTGACGGGGTGTGAGGTTGTTGCTACTTTATTCACATATGACAAAGAACGAAACGAGAAATAATTGGCACGTGATTCTTAGGGGGGAATATCAGTTTGGATTCAGGACTGCTAATGAAGCGAAAGACTGGGTGCGCGGGATGAAATGCACCGAAGCTCCGTTCAAAAAGCTTTTCGCAGGCAGTTATTATCTCCCAGCCCATTCCGCTACGGTTTGCAACACGGAAACACTCAAAGATGACTATCCTGAGTTGGCAGAGGCTTGAAAAGGTTAACCATCCCCGAGCAGGGTCCGATCCCCTGTTCGATCAATTGAAACTTTTAACAATTAACCAGAAAATTATTAGAATGAAGACTAGTAGCATTTATGTTGAAAACTCAGACACTCAATGGAATTGGGTCAATGGACAGTTCGAGAAACTCCCCAAAGGCGACCGAACGATTGAGCCCATTGAGAATGTACATGATGAATGGAAAGCGGCAAAGCTCGCATTCCAAAACAAATTCCACCCCCTCTCGGACACCAATTTAACACTAGCATTTGCCGAGTATGACAAGAAGGGGGAATTGTGCGATTTCTTTGAGGTTGAGAGGGTTGATAGCCGGGAGTTTTTGAACTCACACCTGAATGGTTTAACTATACCTGAATCTTTTATGGATTAACGAGGGGGCGCTTTAAAAATGTTTAAAATTCACCCACCATCTACCCCTGAAACCCTCAAAGAGGTGTGGGGTCCGATCCCCTGTTCGATCAATCTCTAAAAACAACGAACTATGAAAACAGACCTAACACCGAAGCAATCCGCTTTCCTAGAAAATCTCCCGATCGGGGAGGACGTCCATATCGCTACAAGCGAATATTCAACGACCCCGATCCCATCAACGGGATGGAAACCGCGCTACAGGTTCTCAGCGCAAGGGCTGAAATCCCTTATTCATAAGGGCTACATTCAGGGGGAAACCTACTGGCGCGGCGCAACCGTTAAGCGGATTAAATGAACAATCTGGTGAATTTCTAAAAACAGAAAGAAAGGGGAAACATTATGAGAAGACAATATTACGCAAAAACTTGGCCTCTGGGCTACGTGACGAGGGAGATTTTTATCAACAACCAAAGGCTGAACCGCAACGAGGTGTGCGTCTATGCCTTCGACAGCGCAAAAGAAAGGGACGAATTCGTCGAGGGTTACTACCCTCCGAATCACTGTCCCTCTGCATTCGCCGAGGCGGTGAAAGCTAGGGACGAGGATGTTCAACGTATCAAGCGAAGCGAAGATGACGAATTCAAGTATTATGAGGGGGCGCTTTAAAATTCACCCACCAGTCGCCCATAAAACCCTCAAAGAGGTCTGGGGACCACTCTTCCGCCACGGTAAGATTCGGGCGGCTTTCAGCCAGAGCCGAGGCGGATTTGCTGTTTTCGTCTCAGGGCGAATGGTAGGCGAGCTCTTCGACGCCGAAGAGCAAGCCATTGCGTGGCTTAAACGTTTAGGAGTCCGAGACGATCGGGTTCCGAATCCAAAACAAAAACAAACACAAAAACCAAAACAAAAACCATGATAGCTAACCTGTTTTTCATCTCTTCCATTACTGCAGCCGCGGTCGTTCTCTTCTGCGTTTTGACAACGCCAAACGAGTATAGCGAATAAAGTTGACACATACCCATTTTAACAAACACACAATAATAGACTATGCCATTACTAGCGACAAACGAAGGAGGCGGATCTGAATTCGCCATTTGCCCACAGGGACTGCACCTCGGTCGATGCTACTCCATCATCGATCTCGGCACTCAACAGAAAGAGTGGAAGGGTGAAGTGAAACACCTCAGAGAGGTGCATATAGCTTTCGAGCTATATAGCTGCCCCCCGATTGAAACCGAGACCGGGCCGATGCCTCAAAGCATTTCCCGGTTCTACACACTGTCTCTGGGAGACAAAGCCAACCTGACTTTCCATCTGGAAAGCTGGCGCGGTCGTCCCTTTACAGAGGACGAGAAGGCAGGGTTTGACATTGAGAAGCTTCTGGGGGTAGCAGCCCAACTGCAGGTGTTGCACAAACCCAAAGCAAGCGGAGGATTCAGGGCTGAACTAGCCAACATCCTTCCCGTAGCCCCCGGCACTAAGGTGTCGGATCAGGAGAATCCAAGGCGGTTCTTTTCTTTCGACGATAAGCCTTCTCAGGAAGCTTTTGACGCATTGCCGAACGGCATTAAGAAGATTATGGCAAAGAGCCCAGAGGCTCAGCCATACCTGCAGCCAGCAGCGCCTACAATGGTGCAAGCTGTTGCATCGAAAATCAGTGCTGCCGCTGACGCTGCTGCCGCTGATGTGCCGAGTTTGGTCAATGACGATAACGTGCCTTTTTAGTCATGGCCTCGTTGATACCCAGCGAAAGCGCTCATTGGTATAAAGCCGATGGGACACCCTGCCATTCCGTTGAGAAGAAGGCAGGAGGAATGCGTCCGACTAACCTGTCGGATGCGCGGAAGCTCAACCTGTTTCCCTCGGTGACTTCGGTGCTGTCGATCATCCGCTCTCACACCTTGGAAAGTTGGATCCAAACTCAACTTGTCGAAGCGGCGCTCACTCTCCCTCAGCAGGAGGGTGAGTCCCTTGACAAGTTTGCGAGGCGAGTAGTCGAAGACTCGAAGACGAAGAGCAAGGAAGCTACTGGCTTCGGATCCAAGGTTCACAACGTGTTGGAGTCATTCATGCGTGGTGAAGAGGTTTCGGATCCAGAAGTCGATGAGTTTGCAGAGCCGACTATTGAGTGGTTGAGAGAAAACATCTTGGACGTTGACATAGTTGAGGAAGTGCTTGTCAACCATCGAGAAGGATACGCAGGCACCGTTGATTTGGTGGCTGAGGTGAAGGGAGTAGGAAAGGCAGTAATTGATTACAAGACTCAGACCATTCGTAATGGTCGCCCAAACTTCTACCCGAAGTTTCCGCTTCAACTTGCAGCCTACGCGGAGTGTGTGCAGAAGCCTTATACGCCTCCATTAGAGTTGGTGTCGGTTGTCATCGACAGCAAGAAGCCTAGCAAGCCGCACGTCAAGGTCTGGAACCGAAACGAAGCGGATTACTATCAACTCTTTCAAGGTTTGATGAACGTATGGAAATATGAAAAAGGCTACGCGCCCCTCAATACGCAACCCGCAGTTGAGGATTATAGTGCTGCGCTACCCGCAGGGTTTTAGGGCAGTAGTTAACTATCAGGGCGAGTCACTTTATGTGAGTCAGTTCTGCAAGACTAAACGATTAGCCTATGACGAATGTAAAAAATACAAGCGACTCCATTGCAGAGAAGCTCTACAAAATGTATCCCCGTCGAGTGGGAAAGCCGATGGCTCTGAAAGCCATTGAAAGGGCTCTGAGGGATTACCCAGAGGATTACCTAACAGAACGTGTGCAAGCGTATGCGGCATTGTGGAAGGGCGTGTCGCCCCGCGACGACCAATTCAGATTCATACCGCATGCAAGCACATGGTTTAACCAAGAGAGGTTTGAGGATGAGCATTGGGCAGGACCAAAAGTCCCACAACTCCGAAACACCGGATCCAACACTGCCGGGATCGATCAATATCGATAAGGCGGTTGAGTGGTTTGAGTGGGAAGACATTCCAGAGCTAAGACCTGCACTCACCGAGGCTTGCTGTTTCCTTCGCGACCAGCAAGCAGGCGGCAAGCCTCGGTGGCTGACCCTCAGCGGACACTCAGGTGTGGGTAAGAGTCATCTCATAAAGCAGCTATGGGAGAAGCGTTTCAAGTATCTCCCGGCGCTGAGATCCACCTATAAACCAAGCTGGCTTTATTGGCCTTCGGTTACCAAGTCCGATGCTTTACTGGACGACTGCCGACATTGGCCCGTGGTCGCCTTGGATGACATCGCTCCTACTAGGTGGGATTCCGACTTAGACAAACTACTGTGCGTCCTTGAAGCCCGTCAGGGTGAGTGGACGATGATAACTAGCAACCTGTCCCAGTCTGAGTGGGCTGAGATCGATGTGCGAATAGCATCAAGGTTGACTCGAAGAAAGAGTCGGTTGGTTCAAATTGAATACAACAAGGATTACGACAAACGATGAACTACCAAGAAGCCGAAGACTTCACAAAGAAACACGGGCCTACCGTTTTACGATGGGCGTTACAAACAGGATCAGTCAGCAAGCCGGGTGAGCCCCCGAAAAGCCGAGAGCAGAAGCTTCACAGGCGGAGGGAATTGCTCAGAGCTGCAGGTATAGACGTATAACAATTTCCCGCTCAACGGCGCTTACTACCACAATAAAAGAACTGGTGTTGCGGTGGTTGAATGATGGTCGTTGGGTACGTATGAGGCTATGAGTGTAGCCTAAAAAGAACCATCTGCTGTTGAGCGGGAATTAATACTTTATGAAATGTAAATACTGTAAACGGTTCTTCCAGAGGTTCCGTTGCAACAAACCGGACGAATGCGATTGCCCTCGATGTCAGGGCTACTGCGAGTGTTCAGACAAGTAATATGTTAACAGAAGAAGAAGCACGAAGGATCCTTGCCACAGTCGCCCAGATAACGGGTGTGGCGTTAAGGAATATCAGGTCATCATCGAGGCTCCCAGAGCATGTTCAGGCGCGTAGATTCGCTGGATGGGCGCTACTGCAGTTTGAACGCAATTCAAGCCTAGCAGCACGTGTTTCCAAGCTCCCACGGCAGCATGTTCGGATCAGACCCAACTACAAAAAGGAGTGGCCGCAATGGTGGAATGAGGAGTTTGAGAAAAAGACACAAATCCTCAGACAGGAGCGTAAAGACAAGGGAATGTCGGACTACAACTTTCTATGAACTTACAGCATATATACCTAACCAAACGCAATAAAACCCTTGCAGCGATTGATCATTCTCAGATCACGACAATCGAAAAGGAATCAACAGGATGGTCAGTAAGGCTCCTGAACAGACGGTCAAGGGTGTTTGTTGAAGAGAGCAGGGAAGAAATCCTCAGCAAAATCAATGAAGCCATATGCTACAAAGAGCTGAAACTGCAGAGGATCCTCAACCAGAGTGAGGGTCAGAAGCAGGCAGCAATAGAGGCGTATGAAGAGGGTCAGAAACAAGCCCTACAAGCAGAGAAGAACACTCCGAAGCTCCCCATACCTCACTTCCCCAGCAAGAAGAAGGAGGGTCCAAAGAGTAACGAAGAGTCATAAAGAGTAAGCTTAACGCACCCAAAGAAGACGAAAAAGCTTGACAAGATATGGGGTTGGTTCCCCTTAATAAACCCCTCCTTATTAGTAGTCATGGAAACGCCAGAACAAAGCCACCCTGTGGTCAAATCAAAAGCCCGTCAATGGAATTCAGTGTTGTCAAATGAGGAGCTACAGAAGCTCTCAGCCCCTAAACTCCAAAAAGAAGACCCTCAACGCTACAAGGGGATTCTCAAAGCATTAGCCCTAGGGCTCCCAGTCAAAACCATAGCATCACTCTTCTCAGTCAGTGAACATACAGTCGCTAACATAGTGGCTGACAACCCCTCAAAAGCAGGAGATTGGAAACAGGTGTCGAAGAAACAGTGGGCTAAGCTCTCCTATTTGGCTAACGAGAGGTTATTGGAGAACATCGATTCCATGGATTTACGGTCGCTATCCTTCTTCGCTGGTCTGGCTGCTGATAAATTGTCGATTGCGAACGACTCTCCATCGTCAATTGTAGAAAACAAGTCACATTCAGTGGATCCAAACAGTCTCTTGGATGGCTTGAAGGATGCAGAAGTAGTTGATGTTGAGGATGTTAGCGACAAATAGCAGTCATTACAGGAGTGTGACCCGAAGTAAACCTAATGCACATTGTGCGCAAACTTACATCCTAGGCCATGGGGGGAGGGGGTCAGACAGTGGTTTTCGGCCGTTTGAGCGATGATACCAACCGTCTACAAAAAAAACTGACAGTTGCGACTCAGACAGCCAAAGCTGAGCCCTGAATATACCTTAATCATTTTGTTGTGCAAGTAATTATGTTATGTTAGCTAGTTATTTAACCATGAAACCAAGAGTAGAAGAGTTGTTGGAAAGAGCTGAGAGTATGTTTGGTCTGGATAGGAGTGTGATTATTGGACGCTGCAGGGAGGAGGACGTGGTGGGGGTTAGGTGGGCTATAATCTGGATCTTGCTGGATGAGTATGGAGGAGCGGTGAGTGCTATAGCGAGGGCTATGGGGATGAAGGGCCCGACTGTGTTACATGTTAAGAGGTGTCGGAATAGGGGTATATTGAAGAATCGCTTTTTGGAGAAATATTACCGGGCATTGAAAGGAGGGGTATTATGAGTAGGGAGGTTATTAAACCAGCGACGGTTGAGGAGTTAGAGGTTCAGGCTTCGATGGCGGTGAAATATGGAAGCTATAGCAGGTTGTTTTATACTGCTAAGAAGCACCATCAGAGGATTGTTCCCGGTTTGTCTATTGGGCTGGCTACGCCAGTGCGTGGCACGGGAAGTCTGGGAGTGATCCTCGACATTGAAGGACTGCCGCATGGCACAACAGCGGCACACGTAATGCCTGACAGTCGCTGGTCAAAGAGGGTGACTCAACCGGGGACAGCGGACTTCGGATTGATGACCAACCAAGACCGCGATGAGTTAGAGATCGGTGAGTGGAAGAGGTCTTTTCATTACTGGGCTCTTGAATCCAACATTGACTTTGCGACGTTTGAGATCACCAAGCCTCATTCCCGCAACCAAGTCTACCGCTATCAAGAACCTGTCTCTGCCGAACCCTTGGAACCGGAAGAAGGTATGAAGGTAGTGAAAGTTGGTCGGACTACGGGGCTGACCTTTGGTGTCGTTGAAGGCAAGTATGATGTGGACATTCAATACCCTTCATACATGGGCGGAACACAAACCGTGCGGGGCGTGTGGAAGGTAAAGCCTAGGAAGGAAGGGAGAAGGGATCCTGAGTGGAGTCTGGGAGGTGACTCTGGTGCGGCTGTCTGGACGATGAAGGACGGCAAATGGTGGTGGGCAGGCACCCACATCGCAGGCAACCGGGAAAGGGGTGGATTGACGGTCGCAGAGAGAGAAGAGCAAGAGCAAGGGTGGATGCACTCAGCCCTTGACTGCATGAACGCCTGTGGTGCGAACAGTGTTTGGGGAGGAACGCTATGAGTAGACTTAGAAGCATACCCGAAACCTGTCCCATTTACGAAGAGGCCAGACAGAATGCTGAGTATCTGATCAATGAACTCCACGGCGTACTAAACGAGAACCACAGCGAAGCTAAATACATTGTGGAGCAAACTGAAATCCTTCTTGAATGCGTGGATCGATGCCGGGAAATCGCCGGGGATCTAAGAGACCTGTGCGTTGAGCGTGGCGAGAAAATTGAAGAGTTGGAGTATGAGTTGGAGGGTTTGCAATGAGTAACACAACCGAAGCAAACCGAGCTTGGCTATGCAAGCAGATACTCCTAGACCTACAGCAAATGAAACGGGACTTGGACCGAGCAGAGGAGTGGTGGGATGAGGGTAACCTAGAAGACTTACTGGTGCAGCTTGAACACCTATCATGGCAAGCTCAGGCATCGGAATCGAAGGCACTGAAACTAATCAGGAACAATGAGTAACACAACAGCAGCAAACAAAGCTTGGTGGCTTCCGGTCCGATCTGACAGGGGTGAGGAGTTTCCAAATGCTAAGGCAGCAGCGAAAGCTTTTGGACGCAATCATGGGGCGGTGCTTCATGCTATGCGGAACGATCAACGGTGCGCCGGGAGGAAGTGGGAGGTGGTGAGAGACGAAAACAAAGGATAGAAAGAATTATGAAAATCATTACAGAACAGCATTTGTTCGACGATTGTGGCGTGTCGGTTTATCGGGGGGTAATCGTCAACTGGGACAGTGACTACGATCATAGGGTTTTGCAGGTGCTAGACGACATGCCAGCAAAGCTACTCGGGTCACTGCTGGTGATACATGAACACGAAGGAAGTGTTCACTTTATTTGGGACGGTGATGTTCCGCAGGCTTATCAGGAGGGCGAAGGAGTTGAGGTAGGTGACTATGACTACTGGCGCATTGATTGCTCATACAACATCAATCAAGCAAAGCGATGATACCATCTAATACTATAGCAGAGCAGGGGGTTCTGGGTTGTGTCCTTAGCAACCCTTCCGAGACATTCCACCGGGTGATCGATGAGGTGAACTCGGAGATGTTTTACGATGTAAGACATAGAACCATGTGGGACTCAGTGTTTTCAAAATGCGAAGGAGTCATCGACCCCATAAAGCTTAGTAGTGCGCTGAAAGAGAGCGGTAAGCTTGATGGGTGTGGAGGTTTTGCATACATCTCTGAGTTGGCAGATGTGGGCTTTTCTGCTGCGCTGCTGGACGGGTTTCTGACTGAGATTAAGACCGCTTACCGCAGACGCCGCCTTTACTCAGCATGCAAGCGGTATGTCAATCAACCGGACACCGAAGCTATGCTCGAACAGGAAGTGTTGGCAGTCGGGCAAGAGCGTGTTCCAGCGGTTTTAACGTCTGGCAAGGATCTGGCATTGAAGGCTATTGATGCAATTGAGAGGCGTGACAAAGGAGAGATGGGGTTGCCGTCTGGGTTTCATCGGTTTGATTTCATGACGAAAGGTTTCAGACCGGGTAAGGTTTATGTGTTAGCGGCAAGGCCCGGTGAAGGTAAAACCAGTCTGGCAATGAACTGGATGTGGAACGTGTCTAAGAAGGGTATTCCTTCGGTGATCTTTTCCTTGGAGATGGACGAAGAAGAACTGGGCGAGAGATGGCTCTATTCTGCTGCCGGGACGAGGGATCAAAGTGAGGACATGGTTGCGGCTGCTAAAATGATCGCTTCATCGCCTTTAAGTGTGGACTCTTCGCCGGGGTTGACGTTGGCGCAATTGCAAGCCAAGGCGCGGAAGTATGTTGCTCAACATGGCGTTAAATTGATCGTGATAGACTACCTGCAACTGATGCAATCCAGTGGGCATCGGGAAAGCCAGAACGTGGCTATCGAGAACAATTCCAAGGGGATAAAATTGCTGGCGAGAGAGTTGAAGGTTCCCATTATTTTGCTGAGTCAATTGAACCGGGAAAAAGACAAGGACTCTGACAGGAAACCTCGGCTGAGTGATTTACGAGGTAGCGGAAGCATCGAACAGGATGCGGACTTGGTAGCGTTCATTCAAGACAACGACTTGTTTGTTGAGAAGCAGAGAAGCGGACCGAGGGGCCACATTCCTCTGAGTTTCCAAGGACATGTTTTCAAGTTCGAGGAACAGTCTCCGATCTCAGAAAATGTTTGACAGCGTCCGATCTCTGCACCGAGTTTCGCAGTGTGATCGACGAGAGTTATTGGTCAAAGAAGTCACAGGAAATGTTGGAAGCAATTCCTCCTGATTACCGGGAGGAGGCTTTTACCAGCATCGGGATGGTTATTGCAGCGACAGAACTTCTGCCGCCTGAGATCTCGATATCCATTATGATGAACACCTGCTTTGCGTTGGTCGAAGAAACTGTGAGGCAAGAAAAATGCATCCCACTAAATTAGGTTCTTACATCGCTGAGGTAGACATGCCGAACCTTCTGGGTGTCACCAAGTCGAGCATAGCAAATTGGCGAAGGGCGAATTTGATTGAGGGCGTCGATTACATCGTCGATCGTTCGGAGAGGTATCCGAAGTTGAAGTGGAAGGTGTCTGCCGTTGAGAGGTATCGACCGGGAAGTGTGTTCAAAAAGGCTAAGGTGCTGAGGGTGCCACCTAACACCAAGATCCTTATGACTGACATTGGGAAGGTCCGGTGTCGGGACAACAGGCTATTCAATGTCGGCATGGACATACAGGTGAAGCCTGTCGAGAATGGTGAATTTCAGGTTATTAGAAACCCGAGAAGTAAGACAAAGTTTTAATTATGGGACTGTTTGAAGAGCTTGCCGGGAAGACACTGGAAGGGTGTGCTTCGACGTTTAACGAGAGAGGGCAGCAGTATGGCGACACCTTTGCTGAGAATAAGCTTTTAGCGGTGAAAGCGGTGAAAGAGGTTAGGGAACAGGATCCTATCAACTCCGGTGCGAACCACTGGGATCAGGCAGAGTCGTTAGCGACCTTGATTGACATAAAATATCATCGGCTCCTTGGAGGCTACAAGAAGGACACCTTAGTTGACCTCATCAATTATGCGGCGGCATTGGTGGAACTCATCGAACGATATGATAAGCGACCAACTGTTTCGGGAACGACTGAGTAAGTCGAAGGAAGGTGTTCGGATTGTCGCTGAGGCATTTAAAGCCTTTGGCTTGGATACGCTGATCCACCCAACTCTATGTCGTCCTTCAATCGAGCAGAGGAAAGAGTATTCCGATGGGGGCGACATTGAGGTGCGTTTCAGGGTGGAAGTAAAGAGACGGCACAATATCGATTTTAGCAGTCGTGATGATTACCCGTTTCCTACCATCCATTTGGATAAGTCGAAGCGAGTAGATCAGTTAGGGAAGCATACTTTGTTTGCTTACGTGGTGTTGAACGACAAAGGCAATTGCATGGCAGTTTGTGGGCGGGAAACGATGAAGCATTGGGTGAAAGAAAATCGGTATGACAGTATAGCTGGGTGTCAAGATGAGGTGTATGCCTGCCCCAAAGATCAAGCCAAGTTTTTTAGGATCAATGAGTAGCAAAAGCAAATTGAAGGGAACACTGTTCGAGCGAGAGATAGTCAACTATTTCAAAGCCCGAGGATTTGATGCAAAGCGAGCCTATGCCAGCAATGGTGAGAGTCTCCCCGGCTGCACTGCAGAGGTCGATGTGTTGATTGAAGGCAAATACAAGGTTCAGGCTAAACGACGAAAACACGTAGCTGACTTCATGCAGCCGCCCGAGGGAACTACGGTGACAATGCTGCGACAAGACAGAGGTAAAACGCTGGTGGTGATGTATCTGGACGACTGGGCAGAACTGATTAAGGGTGAAGACTAAGTGGACCCCGCATCCGATTTGGAAAATCCCTTCCAAGCAAGAAGCGGAAAGGCTGCAGCGTCGAAAGCCGAAGAAGGACAAGGAATGCGCGAACGCACTTGAAGAGCTTTGGAAGGTCCGAGAAGAGCGGATCCTGAATGAGCAGACAAATGCCTATGAGTATGGGCATGAACTCGATCACTGGCAGGTAGCCGACAGGATGATCGAAGAGGAGGATGTGACCACGCTTTACATCTTCGGAGGCAACAGGGCTGGCAAGAGTGAGTATTGCGCGAAGCGAATCGTTCAGTATCTGATGGCAAACGACAGGGCTAAGGTGTGGTGCTGTCATAGCTCGAATGATTCCAGCATACAGCAGCAGCAGAGTCTCATCTGGAAATACATTCCTCCGAACTTAAAGAACCGGAAGAAGACACGGGTGATGAATTTGTCTTACACCCAGAAGAATGGCTTTTCCAACAACACATTCATTCTCCCGAACGGCAGTCAGTGTTGGTTTAAAAACTACACTCAGAATGTGAGTGTGTTGGAAGGAGCCGAGCTTGATCTTTGTTGGTGTGACGAGTTGGTTCCTATTTCTTGGATACAGACATTGGCTTACAGGCTTGTCACTCGCAACGGTAAGCTCATTGTGTCCTTCACGCCTGTCGAAGGCTATACAAGCACCTTGAAGGATGCCATAGCCGGGGTGAGGGTTACTGAATGGAAACAGGCGGAAATGCTCAACCAAGCACGGTGTCATGTTCCCGGTGGACCAAGGGGGTGCATGCCATTCGCGGGTCAATCAGCGGGAGGCAGGCGACATGTTTGGTTCTACACTGAGGGTAACCCCTTCGGTGGATACCACCGATTGAAGCATGTTCTGAAAGGGAAGTCAGAAGAAGATGTTAAGGTCAGGGCGTATGGTTGGGTGAGCAACCCTGCGACCGGAAAGTTCCCACGATTTGGTGAAGCGCACATTATTAAGCCAAAAGATATACCCAAGGATGGAACCATTTACATGTCCTGCGATCCCACGGGGGGTGACAGGAATTGGTTTTTTCTATGGGCAAAAGTGGATGACCTGAACCGGATATTTGTCTACCGAGAGTGGCCTGACTACGAAACCTACGGAGAGTGGGCTATGCCTTCGGACAAACCTGATGGCAAGCCGGGTCCAGCGCAGATGACCGAGACTGGAAGGTCAATCGCTCAATACCGGAAGATCATCAGGGAGTTGGAGAAAGGTGAGAATCAACCCTTTGAACGCTTCATCGATCCGAGAGGTGCCAGCAATGCAAAGATCAGTTTGGCGACTGGCAGCACTTGCATTCTTGATCAAATGTCTGAGGACGCAGAGAACGTCGAAGGGTTGGGGCGAGAAGGCATGCTGTTTACGCCTGCAAGCGGGATCCACATTGAGGAAGGGGTTCAGGCGATAAACGGAAAGCTGTTTTATGACCCAAGCGAGCCCGTCAGTCATCTCAATGAACCGAAGCTTTACATATCAGAAGACTGCCAAAACCTTATCTACGCATTAAAGGAGTGGACGCATAAAGACGGTGATAAGGGCGCTTGCAAGGATCCGGTGGACACATTGCGTTACCTGATAATAATGGAGCCGACATTCATTGCGGCTGCTCCCGTCGCAGATTCTAGGGTGGGAGGATACTGATGACACGGGCGGAATACGACAACTTACCAGCGTTGCTGACTGTGACTCAGGTGTGCCGGGTATGTAATTTGACAAAGTCGCAGGTCAGGTATCTTTTCGATACGGGTAACCTGAGCGGCAAGAGGTTTGGGCGTGACCGCAAAATATTTAAGGTTGCATTGGTAAATGAATTAGGCTTTGAAATAGAAGAGGCTTCTACCGGGGAGACTGGCAGCAAAAAATAAGAAAATGCATAACCGTGAAGACGTTCTGGCTGAAAGTCTGGAACCTAACATCGGCGAATACATCGCTGAGTTCCGAAGAGCCCACACCGATCAGCGCCTGACAAATCGAATCACCGAAGCAGATCAGACTCGGTTTTCGATATGGGACGGGCAGAGTAGCGACGGCAAGAAGCACTCGCAGCAGATTGGCGAGGCTGCATTCCCGTGGGAAGGCGCCAATGATACGCGAATTCGTTTAGCCGATGAGGTCTGTAACTTCCATGTCGCTCTTTGCAACCAAGCCACTAACAGATCGGAGTTGAAGGTTTCCGCAACCGAGATGTCTGACTTGGAGATCTCGGAGGCTGCTCAGGTTTACATGCAGTGGATCCTTGACGCTTGGATGTTCCCAGAGTTAGGGCAGGAACTTCGTCTTCATGCAGGCTATACCCAGCAATACGGTTGGAGCATGCTTCATGTGGTGTGGGACCGGACAAGGTCAGCCGTTCCTAAGCAAGTCACCTTGCAGCAGTTGGCAGAGGCTTTACAGGCGCAGGGTGTTGCGGTTGATCCGTTGGAATTCCTCGAATCCCAGCAGGATTTCCTGACTGACTTCTTGAAGGGTATCTATCCGACTTACAAAAAGTCTGACATCAAGAAGCTCTTAACGGAGTTGCGCGAAACCGGGAAGACGACGGTCATTGCCACAGAGGTTACTCGGAATCAACCCAAGGTGGTGGCGTTGCGTCCTTACCACGAAGTGTTGTTTCCTCCTGAGACTACTGACATTCAACGAGCCCGGTGCATAATGCGGCGAGAGTTTTATACAGTCGCAGACATCGAGCAACTTGCCGAAGCTGAGGAGTGGGATCCTGACTTCGTTGATGCGATCAAGAAAACCAAGGGTATGGCAACCCAGCATTGGGATAATGGAAGAAACCCGGTTGTTGGGCCGGGAGAAAAGATCGAGGATCGCACAAACCTCATTGAGATAGTCTACGGTTACAGCAGGCGAATTGACGAGAATGGTTTAACTGGTATCTATTTGACAATCTTCTCGCCGCTGGTCGAAAGGAACCACGAAAAGGAACTTTACGCAAAACATGTTCTGGTCACTGAGGCGGGTGACACCTACCCGTTTGAATGCCACACCAGAGAGATGCTACGCAGGTGTCCGGTGGAATCGAGGGGGGTCCCAGAGCTGATCAAAACGTGGCAGAACGAATACAAGGTTCAAGCTGATGCTCAGTTTGACAACACCTCTCTCACCGTTCTGCCTCCGCTCCTTAAACCAACAAGATACGGACAGCATTTGAAACTTGGACCTGCCGTTCAAATTCCCGAACAGAGGCCGGGTGATATACGGTGGTTAAATCCACCCAGTCAGGTTGGGGTGGAAAATGCAAAGTTGGTGCAGTCTGAAATCCGGTTGAGGGTCGCTTCTTATTGCGGGTTGCCCCATCCAGAAGTCTCTCCGGTGGTCACTCAAATAATGCAGCAGGACATGGTAAACAACTGGACTTCCCACCTTGCCTGTGTCTATCGACGTTTGTGGGAGTTGGTTCAAACTTTCGGAGAGGACGCTGAATTCCAACGTGTGACAGGCTTGGACATGCCTCTGCCGCGAAGTAAGAAGCGGTATGACTTCCAAGTTTCATTCGACGTAAAAGAACTGGATCCAGAGTTCTTAGACAAGAAACTGCAGGCTGTCACAAACTTTGTCCTGCCAAGTGACACTGCTGGAACCATTGACCGCACCAAGCTCACTCTCCTGCAACTGAAAGCTATCGACCCGAGCTTGGCTAAATTCATCACTATGGATGCTGGGCCTGCCAGTCAGAAGCTTTTTGACGATGTCAACACACAGGTCATCTCCATGGCCCTTGGGAATGAGGCTATGTATAAGGAGAACGATCCTACTGCTGCTACCAAGTTGCAGTTCTTGCAAAGCATTCTGCAGAGCAATCCGAAATACCAGCAGAAGATGTCCGACGCTCCGATTGAGGGTCGCACCGAGAACCCTGACCCACTGTTCGTTGAACTGGTTCAGAAATACGTTCAGAATCTGCAAATGTCTGTGATGCAGGATCGAAACAAACAGATCGGACGTTTAGGCGTATCGACTGATCGACCAATGATGTAGCCCTATGTCGCCCGAAGAAATAACTGCAGCACTTACTCTGCACCCTGAAAGCATGGTGCGAAAAGCACTGACTATTATCGTGGATGAGAGAGTGAGGTCAGCGTCGATGGCAGTCGCAAATCAGAAGCTGAGTGACAGCGAAAGAGCCCACCTTTGTGGGCAGCTTGATGAGGCTATAAGCCTACAGCATGACCTGAAAATCATCTTCGAGGGTCCAAAGAGTCAGAAAGAGTCAGAATAGTTACTTTTTTCTTCTCGTCTTTTCAACAAGTTACAAGGGAGGTTTTACGCATAGACGGTAACGTCTAGTAATCGGCTACTTGCAGCCGCACCTGAACGCATGGAAGAAACAAATACCCCCCAAGAATCGGATACGCAGGAAGTTGCTGCGGGAGAGACTCCTATAGAAGCCTTAGATAGAATCATCAAAGGGCAGCTAGGAGACGAAGAGATCATTGACAACTCGCCAGAGCAGGAAGAGTCGGTGGAATTGGACACGCAGTCGTCTGAGGAATCCGAGTCAGAGCCCTATAAGGATGTACCGGGGTGGGTGCCGAAGCGAATCGATAAGTTGACGCGAAAGCGCAAAGAGGCTGAGGAACGGGAAAGAGAGGCACTTGAAGAGGTTGAAAGACTTCGGCAAGAACTCAAAACCGGAAGTCAACCGAAGACTGAGAACGCTAATCCAGTGGAGTCTTTTGAAACCATGGAGGAGTTAGACAAGTTTGAGGCGGACACAAAAGCCTTTCAGCGATGGGCAAATCGTCTTTCGGTGAAATACAAACGTGACCCTGATGCGGTTGAGCAAGAGCTTGCTGAGACCATGGGGGAGCAAAAGATGCCGGACGATGTGGAACTCTTCTTAGAGGAAGCTTCCTTGAATGCGATTGACACTTTGGAAGATGTCATTCCGAACAAAAGGAGGCTACTCAGTAAGAGGACAAAGTATCTGGACGCTGCCACAAAGGCTTTGCCTTGGATGGCGGATCCCGGTAGTCCCCAACGCAAAAAAATCGATGAGTGGATGTTGTCCAACCCAGCTTTAAGGCAAGTCCCAGAAGCGCCTTTGTTTCTTGGATACGCGTTGGTTGGAATGGCAGCAGTTCAAAAGCAGCAAGCGCCTTCCGGTGGAACACCTGAGCCTACGGCACAACCAAAGGCACCAGCATCTTCTCCTCATTCTAAGCCAAGGAATCAGACGGCTTATGATGAAGCGAAGACCAGAGCATTGAAGAAGGGAGACATGGCGAGTGCGAACCAATTTATGAAGGCTGCATTGAACAATTTGAAATAAATGTCTGGATTACTTGAACCGTCACAGGTCGGCAAGAAGGAGGACCTCCTCGATGTCTTGACCATTGTTGATTATAAAAACCTTACCCTATTGTCCTCGATCAGTCGGGGAAGCACTCCGCGTAACACTTACTTGGAGTGGCCCGTTGATGATTATTCTGATCCGAATCCTTCCGGTGTTGTGGATGGAACGGATGTGACTTCCTACGAGAATCACGCTCAGAATCGCGCTTTGCTTTCCACCTACCTGCAGACGTTCCGAAGAGCCGCAAAGGTTTCGCGCCTTTCGCAGGAAGTTTCGGATGTCGCTGGTGTCACTGATGAAATCAGCAACGCTGTTATGAAGAAAGGTGTCGAACTTAATCGCGACATCGAAGCAGCATTGCTTTCCTCCCAAGAGCATCAAGCTGAGGATGGAACTAACCCATACCTGACACGGGGTCTCGGCACATGGATTTTGGACACAACCAACATCGCAGGGCAGACTCTTTTGCAGGTTCCAGCTAATTACCGTCCATCGGATGGGCAGGTGATTAACACTGCTGCAGCGTCCTTGGACGAGACGGCAATCCAGAACCTTCTGAAAGCAGGTTTTGACAATGTCGGATCGCCGCAGGGGAACCTAGTTCTCATTGCTGGATCGACTCTTCGACGAGCCTTCACTGATTTCACGCGAACGATTGATTCGGGTGGCTCCAATACTTTTGAAGCTACTCGCAACTTCAATTTTGACGGCAACAGCGAAACTGTTAAGAACACAACGTCGTTCTATCAAGGCGACTATGGTCTGATTGAAATCCGCAGTTCTTCGTTCATCGGATGGAGTGGTGGAGCCCCTGATCTTGACCGAGGCTACATCCTCGACATGGACAAGGTCTCCCTGCGTTGGAACAAACAACCCGAGGTTGAGCGTTTTGATGATCAGGGTGGTGGTCCACGATTCATGATCGAAGCGCGATGTGCGTTGCAATGCTCGAACCCGAAAGGGCTATACCAGATTCAACCCGGTCTTTCCTAAGAAGTCCACAACACTGAGAAGGAACATATAGAATGGCTATTACAGTAGAAGCTGGACCTCTTCCAGTTGAGCAATCGGCAACCACGGGTTTCACCCACGTTGCGCGAATTAAATACACTGATCTGACCGACACGGCAGGCACCGCTAAGACTTTGGAGCTTTTCAATGTTGGCGCAGGCAAGATCGTTCGACGGGCAGCACATAAAGTGATCACCGAATTCGATGGTGGCGCGACCAGTGCGCTGAACATGACTGTCGGTGATGGTGGTGATGTAGATCGATTCATCGGCAATGGTACCACCACAGTGGAACTGCATGCTGACGACACGGTTGACACATACTCCGAAGATTCTGGTCAAGGCACAGTGCCTTACGAATACACCTCTGCCGACACGGTGGATGCTGTGTTCACATCGACAGGTGGAAACCTGAGCGTTTTGACCCAAGGCGAAGTTGAGGTCTACATTCAGATCGTTGACTACGCTGGTATGGCGTAAACTTTGGCAGTTTAAACTGCCAGAAGCCCGGTAAGCGCCCCCCCTGTCGAGTGATGGGGGGGGAACCTTTTAGAAAAATGGACAACTCAGAAATAGCGAAGAAAATCGGAAAGAACTTTGATGCAACCCATGACCAGCGTTTAGCGGAGGCAGAACGGAGGCAAGCTAAGATAGCAAAGGGGAATCATCAAAAACGAAAAGCTATGGATGGGTTGGGAGCGCCTGTCATGGAAATTGATACCCAGACCCAAGGCACGGTTGAGGCGCAATACGGGAAGGGTTGTTTCCGCGATCCTGACTTTCGTAAGTGGTATCAAAAGCGGAACCCAAACACCCGAGTCGGTTCATCTGGCACTAAGGTCATGGTTGGATACGGAAGTTGAAAACGATTCGCTACAACACTCTTGCCCAAGGCACGTTTAACCTCATCGGGGACGACTACGACAAGGTTCAGACTGTCGAGTGGCGGTTGATTCGCGATTTTATAAACAACAGATTGTCCACCTTTTGGCGAGCCGCGAAGTGGCCCGAACTGACAGTCATTGAAAGCCGGGTGCCGACTCAGACTGGGGATGTTGAGGGGAACTATGTGTCTCTGACTCAACCGGGGCAAACAGAGATCGGCGAAGTGTTCGGTGTCTACAACAAGAGCCCGAAGCAATACAAGGCAGTCACCGACTTGACTTGGAATCTTTCTGCGAATGGCATTCAGATCGCTGAGGCGAATACGCCTGTGTTCGTTTTTTACCGAACTGTGAAGCCAGAGATAACCGGGGAGAAGTTTAGTTCATCGACAGCTTACAGTGCAGGTGATCAGGTTTACGACATTGATCAAGGCAACTTTTTTACGGCTAACGCTACAACGACTGCAGGTCAGAGTCCGACATCGACTCCATCAAAATGGGATATTGTTGAAATCCCTTACATCAGTCGCAACTATTTGATTTACGCAGCTTATGCCGACTACCTTCGGCATAATCAGATGATGGATCAAAGTCATCCAGCTATGAGGAGCGCGGATAGATTTTTAGATGAAGAAATCATGCTCCTTCAGACCCAGCAGGGGCAGACAACACAAACTTTCGTAAGAACATATTAGCATGGCAGGAGCAAGTTTAATCAAAGGCGTTGATGAGGATCAGAACTACCATTCGTTGAGAGTCGGTAGCGACGGCATCCTAGGGCCGAACGATGGGCAATACGCCACATCTGGAACTATTAACGGGAACTTCGGAGTGATCTATGCTCACTCGTCTTCTCAATTAAATATCACCAGCTCGAAAATCACTGGAAGCCTGACAGGAGTCTCTATTCCTGCTGGTAGTTATTACAGGTGTCAATGCACTTCCATCACAGTGACGAGCGGTGCGATTACTGCGTACAACGGTGAAGATGTCCGGTAATGTTCACGCCCATTGGAACATTCGCAAATGCCCTGTCGGACTCAGCCGATAGCTTGGGGCATTTCCTGATAACTGACACCGGACTTCAACTGGTAACAGACACAGGCGTATCACTTATCACCAGTTTTGATTCAGACAAACTAACAACAGACACAGGCGTAACTTTAATAACTGACACGGGCGAAGAGCTTATCTCAGTCGAACACTTATAAACATGGCAACTACACGAACAAAAGACGTTGGCGTAACGAAGACGACCTTAGCAGCCGACACATACCTTTATGGTGACGGCAACACTGATGGATCACACAAAATCCTCGGATCCGATGTAGCCAACTACGTAGCCTCCGAAGAAGGCGGTAACACTCTGGCATCTCTATCAGGCGGCAAGGTTCCAACCGCACAGCTACCTTGGACTGGCGAGACCTTCCTCGGCACCTCCACAGTTGCCTCCCTCCCAGCCCCCGGTGGTCTCAACGCAGGAGACTATTACATCACTACCGACTCTGGGACCAACCACAGTGTAACCTTTGCTGCTGGTGACAAGGCTATCTCCGATGGCACCAGTTACTCAGCGATCTCTGACGGTGTCAGACCTATCGGAGAGGGCGGCACAGGAGCCTCCACCGAGGAGGGAGCAAGGACAAACTTGGAGGTTGATAGCAAAGACGAAATTGCCGAGGGGCTAACGCGCAATGAGCCTTCGCTTTGGAATAATACCGGAGTCATAATTGTCTCACACGACTCTGCGCTATCTTTTGCTGACGGCACTGTGGATTTTCCTAACTCCGGCGCGATGTGGGTTCGGGCTGATGATTGGACTCCTTCCGATATTCAGATCTTAGCCGAAAAATCTAATGCGAACGAGGGGTGGTCGCTGCACCTTCGCACTGACGGGAAACTTGAATTTAAGGTTCGGAGTTCTGCGACCAATAAACTTGACATTACCACTACGTCAGCACTTGGGTTAACTGATGGCGAATGGGCGCATATTGCTTGGTCGAAGGACGGGGCCGGAACCGGGTTCTCCAACACTTTACAAAACACGCTAGACTCATTTGTTATTTATGTGAACGGCCAAGCTGTTGGAATGGACGCAGCTGTCGCTGACACAGGTTCCAAAGCCGGGTATGAATCAGACGGGGGGAGCCAAGACCCGACTGAGAACTTGGTATTTTTTGGCTATACCACCAGTTCCAGTAATTTTGAAGGCGAGATCCGCAACGTCCAACTCTTCAACTCCGCACTAACCGCAGCGCAGGTGGAACAGGTGTATCGCAGTGGGGTTCCGTATGAGTTAAGCCAAGCGAGTGCGGCAGCGATTTACACTTCTGATTTCACCAGTGATTCCGCTGATGGGTTTTCTGCTTCTGGGGGGTCCGCTGTCACTACGTCAACAGTTGGTTCCGACTCCGACAACTTACAACTAGACGTTGACACTTCAACTGGCAGTCATTTACTCAACAAATCGTCTCTTTTAACTGTTGGGAAAAGCTACCTTATTTCCCTAGATTACTACGTCCCTTCTGGCCAATCCAATATTGACGGTTTAGAGGTTCGGACAGGGACGAGAGCCGCAGTAACAGTGTCTTCAGCTACGACCGACGCATGGACTACCGTGACAGGGGTGGCGGTTGCTGACACTGCTGGGTTTAATGTTGTAGCACTAGATGGCGGGTCAACTTCGTTCACCGATGCTGGTGGCGATGACACATTGGCAATCCGAAATGTCGTCATAAAAGAAGCGGGAGCAATCTTGGATCTCAATGCAGCCGATGCAACCGGGACCAACCTACCTGACCGCAGTGGCAACGGCTTCAACGGAACGCTGAGCAGCATGACGGTAGCCGGCAACGCGGTGAACCTACCAGCGGTTGTTAGCGCGAACCATCCGAACCCATCCAGTGGCGAGGCTCTATGCAGTCTGGGCAACAACGGCACTGAGGTCTTCAAGGTTGATGATTCGGGTAACACGGTTATTGCTGGCGACCCTGTTATTACGAATTCCACAACACCCGCCAGTGCTAGCGCGACCGGAACTGCTGGAACAGTTGCGTGGGACGCTGACTACATTTATGTCTGCACTGCAACTAACACTTGGAAAAGGGCAGCAATCTCAACTTGGTAAACTTATACTACTATGGCAGCTAAAACGAATTACCTACGGTCCCTGATCAGCGGGGAAGAAGCCCGAGTCAACCGGAAGATCGCCGACATCAAGAGTGCAACTAGCACTGTCTTTGCAGGAGCTAATAAGCGTCTTGATTCCAGAGATGACTTAGCCCAAGACCCAGACCCAGCCAACGTGCCTGCATTCTACGCGGGGGTTGAGCAAGCCTTAGCAGCAGTGGGTCTGACCCCATCCAAAGACTTGGACACGGTGCTAGCCGAGCTAGCTGCTGAACCTGCTATTGACGCGGGGGAGTAACATGGCAGTTACCCGAGCCGGAGAAAAGTTCTCAGGCTACAACAAGCCGAAGCGAACTCCGAAACACCCTACTAAGAGTCATGCGGTTCTGGCGAAAGAGGGTGAGAAGGTTAAGCTCATAAGATTCGGTCAGCAAGGCGTAAGCGGTGCTGGCAGCAACCCTAAAACAGAAGCCCAGAAGGCGCGTCGTAAATCGTTCAAGGCACGTCATGCCAAGAACATTGCCAAGGGAAAAATGAGCGCAGCTTACTGGTCTGATCGAGAAAAGTGGTGATATTATGCCAAAATTAAACGGAAAGAAATACCCATACACCAAGTCTGGAATGAAGAAGGCTGCGGCTGCGAAAAAGGCTGCTAAAAAGAAGAAGCGGTGAGCCATGTTGGAAGCCCTGCAAGTAGTCGTATTCGCCCTCGGCCTGACAGCCGTATGCACCGCCTTCTGGTTCGTGCGGTTCTTCTACCAGTCGGACCGGGGGATAAGCTGCGCTATGCGGTGGCTTCTTTCCGAGCAGATAGTGACGGGTGTAGGCACACTCATATTCTCGGTCAATTCACTGGCACACACCTACATGGGCTATGGCGTTGAACGATGGAACTCCATAGATCCGCTTGTTGCCATTGGGCTGAGGACTGCGATGTTTTCGGTGATGATAGTTTCAACTGTTCGCCTAACCATCGAGGTGCGTAAGGTGTTAGAAGGGGACGATGATTGACCCGTGGGTTCAGGGCGGCATAGGTGTCGCAGCACTAGGGGTGCTGTATCGACTCGTCACTCTGGTTCTGGACAAGCTCATTAGCCATTTCGATAAATCCCATGCGGAATTCCGATCAGCCGTTTCAGAGTTTCGGGCCGAACACAAACGCGAACGCGATGAGCTACGGCAGTCTCATCAGGAAGACCGGATTAGGTGGGAGACCCAGTTTATTGAGAGAAGCACTGGTCAGGTTGATAGGGTTGTAGACGAGATCCACCGCGCCATTGAGGACACGCAGAGACATGAATAAGACATTGCTACTTACATTACTACTGGTCTGCCTCGCAGGCTGCACAGTCCCTGTTGAAGTTGTGACACAGAAGTCTGATGGGACTTTGGTAACCAACGTCGTTCACCAAGTGGACCCACGTTTAACTACAAGCGTTCAGACAGCCAAGGGGCTAAACACACACTTTAACCCGACACCGACAGCACCTATTATTAACCTGTTGCTGAGTTTGACGACTATCGGTGCGGGTATCTTTGCTCAGAGGAAAAACAAGAAAGCAGTTGACGCGATTGAGGTTCTGGGGACGGTCGTTAAGGCTGTCGATAGCTCGGATGTAAAGCCAAAGGTCAAGGAAGCAGTCAAGTCAGCTTCGGAGATTGCAGGCAATGCTGTTAAGGTTAAAAGACTTGTCCAAGACGCATTAGGGAAATGAGTGAGTCAGAGTGTGTAATGAAATTGATGAAGGTCCATGATGCAGTCATGGCTGCTATTAACGTCACTGATTTCAAGCAGGACAAAGCATTGCAATGGATTAGCGAGAACATTCAACCGTTGCATGATGAATACGCGGAGATGGGCTACAGCAGTGAGTGGGCGGCAAAGGTTGTGGCTTTGCAATTCGACCATAAATAGCTTTACTTCGTGCAGAGTTGTCTCATAGCAATTCTGTATGAGAAGATGCGTTTACCGGGGCGTAATTGATAACGAATCGAGCTACGGATTCCACAGTCAGTGGATAATCCGAGGGCTCACCGAGAACGGTTGGGATGTTCACACCCTCCCGGTTTCGATGAACCCCAAGTCGCTATTACCAGCGACGATAGTTCAAACATTGGTAAGGAAGGTTCAACAGGATCCATGGGAGTTGATTTGTCATGCTCCGAACTTCACTCCGAAAGAGAAGAAGCGCATGGCTTACATCACGATGTGGGAGTCAACGAGGCTACCTCCTAGGGACGTTGAACTGATGAACAAATGCGAAGTGATAATGGTGCCATCAAATTGGAACATCTCGATCTTTTCAGCGCAGGGAGTGAAGACTCCAATGCGTCGTGTTCCTATGGGCATTGATGTCGATGTCTACCACTACACACCTTTTAAGAAGAAAGATGCATTTGTGTTCGGCACTGCTGGCAATGGTCGCAGTGGAGGGTGCCGCAAAAACTTTGAAGCAGTCGTCTCGGCATTCAGGAAGGCATTTCCTAAGAGCAAGGATGTTGAGCTTTGGGTGAAGGCTTACCCCGGTGATAAAATAGACACGAAAGGTGACAGTCGCATTAAAGTCATTGCGAAGCTATGGGAGAAGCCCCAAGTCAAGGAGTGGTATTCCGACATCGACTGCTTTGTTTCCGCTTCACGGGGAGAGGGTTGGGGTTTGATGCAGCACGAAGCCATGGCAATGGGAAGACCCGTTATAGCTGTTCCGTTCGGTGGTTTAGGAGAGTTCTTCAATGAATCAATCGGTTACGCTGTCGATTACAGACTGGTTCCTGCTGGCGGCACTTATGCTAATTGCGGTCTCTGGGCTGATCCTGATGCTGGTGTTCTTAGCGAACGAATGCGGGAAGTTAAGACGCAATTTGGACTTGCCCAAGAGAAAGGATTACGAGGATCGCGAATAGCAGCCAAGTATTCGTGGGAGCATTCCAATAAACTGTTAAGCGACACACTGAAAGAAGTAGGCTTCAATGAATAGCACTGATTCAATTCCTACATTCGACGGGGATGAAGCCTTCATCGGGGTGGACATGCGACTGCCGCCTCAAAATCTTCCGAACGGCTTAGTGTCTGAGGCGAGGAATGCTCGGTTTAGGTATGGAGTGGCGGAACCAAGGAAGGGTCTGCAGTATCTGACATGGACTCAACTCACTGGTCAGTATTGGCCTATTGTTTGGCCCATCTACTGGAATAGTCCAGTCGAGTTCGGCACACCTGTTAGCGTTGGGAAGTTCGACGACCCCAATGGCGTTGAGTGGATGCTAATCGCCGCCACTGATCCGCAGGACACAGACGATGTTAAGAGTGTCCGAATATTTGCGGTGAGCCCGAACAACCAAGCTAGGAGGGTTCCAGTCTCGGTAGCTCTTGATGACAGCACTCCCTTTTGGTTTACCCAGTGCTTCAATACGTGTGTCCTTCATCGAGGTAACGACGCTTCAACATTGTCGATGACGAATGTCGGTGATGGATTTGAGACTGTCTCGCAAATCAACAACTCAACTGACACAGGCGATGGAACCGAAGACATTCCCAACGGTATTAACGGTCTCTTTTTCAGAAACCGTCTGCTCATTCCACACCGAGAAGGATCCACAGGAAAGACAGATGTTGTCGGTGTTTCGGACTACCTCAACTACACCAAGTATCTCCCTCTGTTTGGAGACTTCCGAATCAATCAGGGGGACTCTGACAACATCGTCGCACTCGACAAATTCAATGATGACACTGTCATAGTCTTTAAAGACAGTTCCATTTACGGAGTCACGAATGCCTATGGCGATCTGCAAGTCAATGCAAGGCTTGATCAGATCACTGATGAGTATGGGTTAGTGGGGGCTCGCACTGTAGCTCAGTGTGGCAATGACTTGTTGTTCCTCAGCCAATGGGGCGTTACCTCAATTGGTCAAACAATTGACAACAAGACTCAGGCACTCAGTAAGCCTCTCAGCGAGCCTATGCAGCCAGTCATTGATCGCATTAACTGGGAGGCAGCTAAGACGACGGCATGCGCTGAGTATTGGCGCGATAGATACTATCTCTCTGTCCCTCTCGATGGCAGCACTCAGAATAATGCTGTGTTGGTTTACGACTTCCATCAACAGGCTTGGAGTGGATATGACTATTGGGGTGGGAATTCTCAGGTAGCATTCTTTATGAAGGGCGACTTCGTTAACGGGGAACAGCTATTTTACTTGGACTACAATGGAGTCATGGGGCTCTATGAATTTTCTGAGGAGGATTTCATAGTCACTACGGGAGCTTCTTTTAACACCGATGTCATTATGTCATGCGTTCCGGCCGATGGATCGCTTTTAACGGTAAACAATGGAACGACGATTCGTGCCACCCGGCAGAGGGAGTTGACAGACGAGAATGGTGACATTCTGCAAGACGACTTAGGGAATGACCTAGTTGAGGACACAGCAACAAATCCCCTTGATGACTTGGGAAATAGTCAAACCGATGACAGTGGCAATCCCATTTGGGGAGTCTCCTATGACGATCCTACTGGCAAGGCTGCTGCGAACCTGTGGCAAGGGTTTAGTCAATTAGGTTGGGACGGCAATGCCACTGCGAGTCAGATACAAGGGGGTGTCCGGTTTACGTCTAACATCGGACCCGTAACCGTCGATGAGGATGATGACTGCATTCAGGTGTTCACCGATGGCTATAAGCAGCCCGAGTCTTCTGACATTGATTTCCTGATCGTGACAAGGGGCTATAACTTTGCAGCAGGCTACCGAGGCAGGACAGTGAACACGCAAGTCTATATTGGGACATGGGCTGCTCAATACAAGGTTACTGCTAAGTGCGACGGTGTTCAGGAGGAGACTGTCCTAATCGACGAAAGCAATACTGCTACTTACCCTGATGGGCCTAGGAGCCGATTGAAATACACTACGTTTGCTGCAGACGACTGGGTGCCTTCCAACACAAACGAAGACTTCTCGGAGCCTTATCGAGAGGATTACTCCATGGTTTCAGGAAATGTTGATGCAGACACCTACGCTATGAGCTTGGGTGATGGGGTTAGTCTTGATGAATACCAATGGTGGACAAACAAGTTGACATCCGAGAAGCGTGGAGCTTACTTTCAGTTGAAGATAGAGTCGCTGACCGGGCGAATAAAAATCGCATCTGTGACTGCCGCAACTTTACCGGGGTCACGTAGGTTTAATCAAAATGCCAGATAGCAGCGCCAACTTCTCTCTCGACACAACCAATGGTCCATTGGGGGTTACCTCCGTAACACGTACGGAGATGATTACCGCGCTGGAACAGCTTAACTACGCTGCTGGTCGTGTAAGGAATCTTGACGAATTAAACACTGCCGGACTTCTTAACATTACCTCTGCAGGAGCGATTAACCCTCGAACACTAACCGCCTCGGACAACACTGTTACCGTGGCAAACGGAGATGGTGTTTCAGGGGATCCCTCAATAGCTTTGGGTTCAGCGCCCAATGTCCGCACACACGTCCACACCTCCGACAAGGAGTCGCTAACAGCGGCGGGGGCCATTAACACAAATGTTATGGTGTCCGAACTTAACTTCGGAACAGGTAACGCTACTCTATCTGCCCCGCCGTCTTCCACTTTCAAAACCATTGTCAACGTCAATGCTGCCGCGACCACGTTGACGATCACCAACTACCAAACCCCTTCTGGTGGAACTGCTCTCAACTATGCGGCAGGTGCGGCTCTTCCTGCAGGTGAGACTCTGTCGCTGTACGGGAATGGAACTAATTGGTATCCGGTAGGGGGAACGACTCATTCTGTATATCCGTAACCATGGCACTTTCATTAAAAGTAACACCCGGTAAGACTTTCAGTGGGGGTAACCCCGGTGAGAAAGTCACTTACTCAGACTTGAACTTAGCGGCGTCTCCTACGGTGTCGCTGCAGGGGCAGGCTACAGCTTCGCAGATTGCTGATGGTGCAATCGATTCTAGCAAGATACAGGATGGAGCAATAACGACAGCGAAGCTTGCCGATGACAATGTGACCAACGACAAACTGGCTGGCGGAACAGCAGGTTCAATTCGCAGCTACGATGTCAACGGTCACCCGACTGATATTGCACCGGGGACAACCGGGTATATTTTGCAGAGCAATGGTGCAGGGGCTGAGCCCGGTTGGGTTCCCATTAACACCACCATCAGTAATGTTGACATCGGGCAGATTAACGGTGATAGCGCCTACGACGGAACCTTGGTGACCTACGGCGGAACTGTTTATCGGCACAAAACATTATTCGAGGGAACACCTATCACGATTACTGGTGGGAACCACAGTGAAGCGCATGGGCTCACAGCACCGGATGGAGGATCCACTGTCCCGCTTGTAAGGTGGGTCATTGTCAACACTAACTCTGAACATGGTTTTGTTGCCGGAGATGAGATTCCCATTGAGTTTGTGACTTTCTGGGCAGGTGTTGTTTTGTGGACTGTCACAGCTTGGGTGGATGCGACAGATGTCAATGTAAGCATCAGGTCAGGTCTGTCAGGAATGACTGTTGGTTTGAACGGAGTAGGTACGGTATTGAACATCAATCACTGGAAGTTGAAACCCTATGCTTACTCACTTGTATGAGTGGGTGCGTGACAGGGGTGCTGGAAAGTGGGTCAACGAAGACTACCTCGAACAGTGGGTAGGGTATCATTTACAAAATGGCGGAGTGAGGTATTACGCTCCGTTTGGCGTGATAGAAGGGGTTGGGTTTTTCCGCACCGACAATCATGTTTCAGAATTTGACTGGCAAGAAGGTCAGGGTGGAGCCATAGCTCTAATCGATCTACTCATTGCTGACACAGAAGAAGCGAAGCTTTTTATCTGTCGGCAATGGTGGGAGGAAAATAAACACTTAGAAGTCTGGGGGTGTAGGCGCGGTCATTGGCGCGAATACTCCCCTGCGTTAATAAACAGAATTTGTTATGGGAACAAAAGTAGAAGCCCCTCCACCGAGGGATTACAGGAAAGAGACTGGGGACACACTAAGAGCCCAAGTGGAACTAGCACCCGAGCTTTATGCAGCGGAGGCTGAGTTCGCGCCAAAGTATGCCGCTCTGGATGCTTCTATTTTAAAAGACATCCTCGGAGGTGATGACGGGTTACTTAACTTCTATGCTGAGGAGTTGCAGCCCGGTTTAGCTAGGGCGGAAGCAGCCGGGGAGAGTGTCAGCAGAGAGCAGGAAATTGCCGATGTCGAGAGGCTCGGTCGCCGCGCTTATGATGCAGTCGTTGCGAGCAATCCTTTATTGCAAGGGTTGACTCAGCAAGCGATGGATGAACTTTCAAGCGGTGCTGCACTGGATCCTACCTTGTCGAGAGAGGTCGAGCAGTTTGTCCGATCTGGGCAAGCCGACAGAGGTTTCGGGTTCGGAGGCGCTGATGTGGCTCAGGAGGCGATCTTCAAAGGGCGCGAAGCCGAGAACCTGCGTAGGCAGAGGCAATCTTTCGCTATGCAAATGGCGGGTATGACGGGAGATCCGTTCCAAGCGATTCTTGGCAGACCCTCTGTGAATATGACGACTGGGCTTAGTGCCATAGGTCAGACTTCTGGGATGGTTCCGCAGGGGTTGTTTAACCCAGAAAGCGCCTACGCTGGATCCTTGGCAGCGAGTAACTACAACGCTGAGTTGAATGCTAGACTGAATTCCGCTCGCAATCGGGCAGGGATGATTTCCGGTGCGTTGAAGGGACTCGGATCGTTCGGTGGAGGTTTAGCTTCCAGTGGGTATTTTAATTAGCAGCCAGTGGGGTAAGCATGCCAAGAGGATTTAGTCCAGCATCGTATCAGGGGCAGGGGATCCAGCAGGCCGATTGGTCTGGACCTTCTGCTGGTCAGATTATTGGTCAAGGGTTAGCCGATTTCGCTTCGTCGATTAGTCAGGGGGTTGAGGAGTCAAGAGCGAAGTCAAACAAGGCTAAGGCGCTACGCACGACTTTGTCAGAATACGGTTTGATGGAGAAGGGTGGAGGGCAGGATTTAAGCCTTGCCGAGTTGGAAGCTAGGGTGGCTGCTGCCCCTTACCTGTTACAGCAACAGGAGCAAGACAAGCAGTCAAAGGCAATGTCTTCTGCCGTTGCGGGTATGACTGACACCAGCGTTGGCCGAGTCACGCCAGATAGTCTGGCGAATGTGATGCGTCAACAAGGGCCTCAGTTGTCGCCGCAGAACATTGAGAGTCTTTTGAATTACTACGGTGCTTCTCAGCGTGCGACAACTGCAGCACAGCAAGTCAATCAGGCTAGACTAGACAAGATCGCTGAACAGCGACAGAAATATCAGAATCCAGACTTAACCGATGCCCAAGTTGATTTTGCTGCAGGTATGCAGAAGGAAATTGCAGGCAGTCAAGCCGTTAAAGATCACCAACTTCTGCGAGTTGCATACGAAAAGATCAAAGGCTACGCAACGGGAGAGCAGACTCCGGCCAAGGATATGGGGCTTATATTCAATTATATGAAAATGCTGGACCCCGGCTCTACTGTTCGGGAAGGGGAATATGCGACAGTCGAGCAAGCCAGAAATATTTCTGACAATATTAGAATGCTTTACAATAAAGCTTTGGCAGGAGTGAAGCTGACAGAGACTCAGAGGCAGCAATACCTGCAGGCTTCTGGCACAACTTTAAAAGCAAGCCGAGATACGACTGCTGACATTATTGGTAAATCCTATGGTGGTCGGTTCAAAATGGCTAACATACCTGCCTCTTACATCGAGCAACTTACCAACGATGACTCAATATTAGGGAAAAGAGAACTAGACACGGTGGAAATTGATGGAGTGAGGGGGGTTGTTCCTAAGTCCCAAGATGATATTGAGCGAGCTTTTGAACAGGGACTTCCTATCCGTATAAACGAAAAATGGCTGGACCCAAAACAACAGAACTAAACGTAGAGGAGTTGGACCTCTCTAAGTTTGAAGAGCGTCCAGAGGTTCAATTCGATCTTTCTAAGTTCGAGGAACGTCCGCGATTCAGCGATTCTAGCTACGACGAGAGTCCAAATTTCAACCTTTCCAAATTCGAGCAGCGCCCCGACTACACTCGGTTCACTGATCCAATGTATCGAGTTGGTGACGAGGACTATGAAGACTGGAAAGAGTGGAATGCGACCAAGCCAGACATCAGTTTAGGCGAGGGTGTGGCGTTGCTTGGGAAGGCGGCAAAGGATACCGCTGCCACTGTCTTAGCAGGAATCCCCGAAGCTGCCAGAGAAGTTGCTGCCGGGAATTTGAAACGGATTAGCAACTCACTGCTAGAAGGGGTCACCCGAGGGACAGCCGAGATGGGTGTCTTGGAGCAGCAAGTCAAGGGCAAGGCAGAGGAGTTGTATCGGAAGGCAAGAACACCTGCAGGCTTGACGGGTGATCTTAGGCAGTTGGCTTTGCAGACCGGGATGTCAATGGATGACAAGGATCTCGCAAAGCTGCAGAAAGAAGTCGAGATATCAACTTCGGACGAAGGTCGGCTGCAGTCGATAATGGACGAAGGCAATCAGCGAAATAAGTTCGAGCTATTCAAGAAAGCCAAGGAGCTGAACCGCATGCTTCACATGGCTCGCACTGGTCAGGAGAACCTTCTGGAAAACATCTTGGTTGGCGATCAGGTTGTCGGCATTGAGGATGTCAATGACCGTCTGACTGCCGCGATTCAAGAAGTCGCTGACATTACCTCTGTAGTGCCAGTAGCATCCGCAGGCAGGCGTCTGCTTACTAGGGCTGCTGCAGAAGTAACAGAACGTGCTGCCGGGAAGACTGGGAGGCTTTCTGGGGTCTTTAAAGAATGGGCTGAGCAGATCGATGCCACCGATGTCCCTCTCGTTGGAGGTCCACTGGCAGGGGCGCAGGCTGCTGCTAAGATGGCGGGTGATACTGCCCAAGCTGGATCCATCGCTGTCGAAGTAGGTGCAGAAACCTTAAAGCGTATGCCCACGCAAAAGGGCATCATTGAGAGCGTTGCCAAATCAACGAGAGTTCCCGAAAAGCTTCGGAGGGCAGTAGGGGTATTTCGTCCACTGGATCCAGCATTGAAGGTTGGGGCAGAAACTGTTGAAGGCGCACTCATAGGCGCTGGTGTCGGTGGGGCTCTTGGTGCTGCTGCCGAGGGCGAAGAAGGCTTTTGGAGTGGACTGGGCTCTGGGGGTGCCTTGGGGGGTATTTCCACCGGAGCCCCTTCCCTCCTACTTCGTTCGGCAGGAGCAATTCATTCTAAACTGGATCCCATCGGCAAGCGCGAATTGGAGGCGGACATTCGCCGGGAAGGATTGAGGCAGGTTAAGGACAACCTGTCGCCCCAGAGCTGGAATGCCATGTCATTTGATGACAAAGCAACGGCTACGACAGCTCGTCACATCCTCGGAGAGAGGTTCAATGTCAACGTCCTAGACACAGAGGCTTTCGCTAATTTAAAAGCGCCTACGGGGGTCACAGCAATGTATGACCCTGCGACTAAAACAATCTTCGTTGATTCAAGTTCTCCTACTTTCAAACAAGACTTCCTGCACGAATTCGGAGAAGCCTTGTTTGACTCTCCGGTGGTTAATAAAGGTGACATCGAACTGGAGATTGAGGCTGTCTACGGAAAGACTGAACTGAACAGGCTGAAACGGCAATACGCGGAGCAGTTTGTAAAGGCAAGGAAAGTTGCTGCAGGCGAGAAGAACCCCAAGGCTTCAAAGGAAGAGGTCAACAAAGAGTTGCTTGCCTTGTATCAAGATGAGCCGAACTGGATCACCCGTGAAATATTTGCGGAGTCAGTCATGGACACGTTGATCGACAAGAACCTTCAACGCTTCCGCAACTCTTCTGGGTTAAGGAGGGCGCTGATCAAGGCTAAGGAATCGGTGTTCAGAAAGATGGGTGTTGAGTTGGATGCAACAGGACGCTCGTTGCTATTCGGTGATGACTTAAAGAATGATCCGAAGCTGAGAAGTCGCATTGAAAAATACACCAGAGACCTTGACCGCTACTACAAGGACACTCGCAATCGTGGAAAGGCGACTAGCAGGGTTTCGATCAAACAGCAACCGGATCACCCTGCTGCTGGTTTTGTTGAGAATGCCGAAGGTGTTAAGGAGAACAACTTTGCTCGCATCAACGAAAGCGGCAAGGTTGAGATGAAGAACGCTCAGGAGGTCCGAAAAGAGAATGCTCAAAGGCGGAAGGAGATTAGAGAAGAGATAGCTGAGTTGGAGGTGGTGGATCCATCAGAAGGTGACTTTCTGAGTTCAAAGCCGTTACTCAATAACCCTGACCGTTTTGAATTGCGAGGAAAACAGATTCCTCAGTCCATCAAGGATCTGCCGATGATGACTCGGTCTAAACCGACAATCGAGGATTTAGAAAGAGCGATTAGGAACGGTGATGTTTTAGAATCGTGGATCCACGCTATTGGCCCCGAAGACTTCTGGAATGTTGTGAGACGACGAGGCGGCAATGTCCCTGTTCAGAAATACGAATACATGCCCTATGAGTTTTTCATGTCCCAAAAAGGGAACCTCTCTGTTCGGGTTTTAAACATGGACAAGATTCGGGCGAAAGCCGACTTGCTAAACCAACAAGGTAAGCTGAGTTTTTGGAACAACGATGTGAACGCATTCATGGAGTCTTTGAAAGACTATGTGATGGCTCATAAAGAGGGGAAGAGTGCGGCTACCGTTATGTCGCCACAGCAGCGCAATGCTATTAGCGGATTCTTCGGGCTGAAAGGCGTAGGTGATTTACGGAAGCAATGGAAGACATCCGGTGATAAAGGGATATTTGAGAGGCAGAGAATTGATAGAATCGCCAGCATTGATTTCACTGGACGTCAATTCCCATTCCAGCAGGAGTATGCCAACCTAAATTTCTCAGCGCCGAGGATGGCTGAGATGGATTCTGCTTACATGAAGGCGGTTGAAGCCGGGGACATGGATGCGGCTCAGAGAATGGTTGATGAAGTGGCCCGACAAAGGGGTTACACTACTGGGAAGGTTTATCACGGGACCAAGCAGGAATTCACTGAGTTTGCTTCTCCAAGGGATCCGAACCGGATGATCTATTTCAGCAGGGACCGTCAGTTTGCGGAAGAGTATCCTAGGGGGTATGGAGGACACCGCAACCCCCCTGCCGCCATAGCTCAGAGAATTGAAGCGGTGAAGGGGCAATCCAGAAAACTTGCAGAATCTCTTTTTGAGCAAGAGGAAGCACGGTTAGGCACCTCTGACATCCCTGTTGATCGATCAATCGAAATCTTTGAACAGGTGAAGGGATTTGAACGACAGCATCTGGACGGGATGACTGCCAGCGAGGCTGAGAAGTCTATGGGCATCCGAGTCATTGAAGCATATTTGAATGTCGAAAATTTATTCACACCCGACAAGTGGACCGAGTTCAAGGACGTTGTATTCGACATACTGGGGATCCGTTCCCAGTCGGAGATGACACCACAAACTAAGAAGGCTCTTTCCGAAGGCAACTACCTGATATTTGAGAATCCAAAATTAGTGGATGCCGTTTTTCGTAAGGGGTATGACGGCATGCTCATCTCAGAGTCCGGTCCGGCCAACACCATCGCTGTCAGAGACCCTAGCCTAATCAAATCAGCGGACCCTGTTACCTATGACGCTGATGGCAGTCCGATTCCGATTTCGCAAAGGTTCGATCCATCGAAGGATGACATACGGTTCTCCGCGCCTAGGCTTGATCCCCGTGACCCCATTACGGCAGACAGTGGCATCAGCGAAGTCAGTGACGCATATGACAGGTTTCGCGTAGGGACAGCCAAGCTTGGAACAGAGAAAAGACCAGTTGACACTCCTCCTGAATCGAACATCTCTTCTGAGATCGTCCCAGATAAAGCGTTGGTGACCCACATGGGGATGTTCAACTATCCTACCATTCCTGCCGAAATACGATCCATCAGCGACCCCAAAGAGAAGCGAGACGCTTTGGTCAGTTGGATGGCAGACAACCTCGAAGCTTTGTATTACAAGTTCGACGAGGATGTAAGGCATCGGTCAACTCATTGGTATGATGGGGGGCAACGAATATCAGCACTATTTGCTGATCGATACTCCGTTTCAATGGAACAGGCGGCGGGTGTCATAGCAGCACTATCGCCGCAACGTCCATGGTTTATGAACGTCGCTCAGGCAGAGCAGGTCATTGACGTTTACCAAAATCATCAGGATGATGTCATTACACGTGAAGAGCATGGCGAGGAAATTGAAGCAATTATCCAAGCTGCCGAAGCGCCAGCCAAGCAGAAGCGCAAAAAGAAGCCGGGAGAAACTCGCTTGGCTGCAAAGCGTCGTAAGAACTATAATGACCGTCTTGACCAGAAAGCTAGGGATGACAGGCGGGAGGTTCTCGAAGCTATTTACGGAAAGAGCATCCGAACCTTAGACTCTAATTCTGAACTGCAGGGTTGGGCAATCCGAACAATAGCTCAGACACTGTATGGTAAAGATCACAGGGTGATTTCCCCAGAAGGCGACCCTATGGGGTTTGACATGTTGGACGATGGTTCTGGTCCTAAGAAATCCACTTGGGGTGGCGTTGATGCGATCAAAAAATCTGTGAACATCATCAAGGACGGGAGCATAAAAAACATCTCCGAGAACCTCGGTGATAAGCATAAGGTCAGGAACTTTTATAATAACTTGGTCGCTCCGAATTCCCCGTTTGGTGATGCCACCATGGACACCCATGCTGTTGCTGCCGCCATGCTGATGCCATTCGGCGCAGAGTCTCTTCCGGTCAAACATAATTTCTCCTCGACAGGATCCCCTGCCCTCGGTGTCAATGGAACCTACCATGTTTTCTTGGACGCTTACCGGGAAGCTGCCAGAAGAGTGGGAATACAACCTCGGCAAATGCAGTCTGTTACATGGGAAGCGGTGAGGTCATTGTTCCCGTCAGACGCTAAGAAGCCGAAATCAAAGCACCGACTTTCCCTTGGGAACACGAAGAAAATCTGGCAAAATAACAACGCGAATGAAGCAAGAAAAATTATCCTCCGAGATGAAATCCCTCCTCCAACGTGGGCTCGACCCACAGATTCTGGACGGGCTGATAGAGACACGCCCTTGGTGGGAGAAGACGCTTGGAAGCAAGCGGACGTTGGAGGAGGTGTTATATTTGGAGGTAGACGACGCCAGTCAACTCCTGAATCAGGAGGAGGAGTAGGCCGCTTCTCAGCGCCTAGGGGAGTCACTGCAGAAGTGATTCAGGCAAGGGGTTTGACTTCCAACCTCAACGAGGCAGGCTACGTCACTCCACGGGGAGACCTTATCGACTTTTCTGGCAGATCCTACGAGTCTGACCTCTACAAGAAGTCGAGTTCTGGTCGCTGGCTTTTGAAAAATAAATCTCAGAGGGATTACCATCGGGGCCAGAGAGAGATAGACCACAGGGACTTAGGCGCTGATGACACCGGAGAGGATCCCATCGGGTTAATGCAGTCGGAGGGCAACATCCGAATCGATGGGAATTCTGGGTTTGTGGACATTGGAGTCGAACCAACAGACTCGCAGTTTTCCGTAATTAAACGGCTTTCAAGTTCATTTGACGGGGAACTGGTGGTTGATTTGACAGAAGGCAATAGGTCTTCGGGTATAACTTACCCTGCTGGCACTAAACCAGCGAAGATTGTCGGAGACATCCGACGATTCTACCGAGGCGAAGACATTGACAGCGGTATCCGCTTCTCAGCACCCCGCCCCCTTAACAACAGAGGTGGGTTTGTAGCAAGAAGCCCTTCCGGTTATAGAGCAGTCAGAACATCCAACAGGGCTGGGATCCGAGTCTACGATCCGAAAGGGCGTTTCATCGGCAGTTTCAATAAACTCGCTGCCGCCGAGATTGCGATTAGCGATGATCAGGAGGAATAATCGCCTGATCCATAATCGCCGCTACCGTAATCACCATTGCCATAATCCCCTTCGCCTTGGTCGATGCCTATGGTGGCTTGAAGCATGCTCTTCAAAGCTGGGTTCTCTCCAAGTTGTGAGCTTAGGTAATACAAAGCTACAGTCGGTATCTTCTCTGGTTTGAGATCGTGCTTCCTGCCAATTGATTCTGCTATTTGTTCTATTTTCATTTTAGGGTTTCAAAGAAGGGTTTTAGTTTCTCTGAAAATTCTCTGTGTGGGTTACAGTGTTCCATCCACGCATCTTTGCAACACTGTTGATGGTAGGTGTAGTTGTCTGCGAATGCTTCCAATGCTTCGACGATGTCGAATATGTTTGATCCAGTGTCAATGCAAGTATCTTCATACAACAGCTTACCTGCGGCTGACTCCCAGTAGTCGCCTAGATTTACGATGACTGGCATACCGTGGGCTAGTGCCTGATGTATGACAAACCCGTAGCCATCCGCCCCCGGTTTGTGATGTAAGAGGAACCCAAACTCAGACATGTAGTCGAGGATGCGATCCAAACCGACAGCCCCATGGAAAGCCCCAGCGCCATGAAACTTCACGGGCCAACCTGAGACCTGCGCTATGTCTTTTCCTATGGCTATAGCTTCAGTATCAGGGTAATGAACGAAAGATGCTGCGCTTCTCACATTGCCGGGGGTTTTCCAAGGACGAATGGTGAATTCAGGGTGATACTGAACACTGTGAACATTGTCATCAACAGGCGAAGTCGTTGAGTTAAGGACGTTCCTCAATCCTTCTAGTTGAGAAAGATCCCACTGATTCCCAACCTGTAAAACGTGTTTGGCGTTAGGGCAATGGTCCTTCCTGAATTTCTCCATGCATGGGTAGTCTTCGAGCAACGTGGTGATGATCAGATCCCAGTCAGCCTTTCTGGCTTCGTCCAAGGTCACACCCTTGTAGTTGAGGTAGGTTGCGCCTCCGAGGTATTGATTTGCTGTCGCTTCACTCGGATGGACATGCCAAAGGTCTTCGTGATACCAATCCAAGCCAAGGGGGCGGTAGATGTCTGCACCCATCCGCTCCCCGAGCAGGATTAAGCTTTCATGAAGCTGTTCATGGTGGAAGGTGCAGAGGATTTTCATGTAAGTGGAATGTTGGCTTTGTAGTAGTCGTAGAAATAATCCTCGCCACCATCAACAGGGTTCCTGACTTTTCGGAAATACTCCAAGCCTTTTTTGTATTGGTCATTTTCCTTATCCGACATTAGTCCACACTCTTCCCCGAACAACCTCCATGCTGCTATGCGCTTGGAGATTTCAATGTGATCTTCTGAAAACCAATGAGGGTTCTTTGTAGGATCTTCGCTTTGCTCGCATACTTCTTGGAATGCAAGAGGAACCCATGTTTCTAAATTCCTGACAGCATTGGTTACGCCTCCTGAGAGACTTCCGATGTGCATCGACCAAGTATGGTGGCTTTCCGGTTTATTTGCCCACCAGTTGTAGGCATGGACTTTGTTGCATTCCAGATCTAGGATTCGCTTCTTGTTGAAACACAACTCCCACACGTAGGAGGTGAAAGTGTCACTGGCCGAGTGTTCCTCCTTTGGCGCATAGTCAAGCCACTTTATTTTTTCACCTTTTGGCCAATTCTTCGGGTTCAATGTCTCTTCCCTGTAAATCAAATCCTTCTTTGATGTAAAGAAGCAGCAAGGCCAAGCACCGCCGGGGCTTTCACCATATTTGTCTTTAAATGCGTCACTAAGCTCTTGGTGCGCTGCTCCTCTTGGGATCATAGCTACATCGTATTCATCGTCTTCAATCTTCTTAAAGACATCGTTCATTCCCTCTGGGTCTAAGACATAGGAGTCTTCCTCCATGACCACCACCGTGTCATTCAGTCCTTCAAGGAAACCACCCGGCAGAAGCCCGAGCGCCTGTTCGCAGACATGTCCATGAATGTCGGGTGTGTTGGTTATCGCGAACCTGACATTGCTTTCTCTCAGCATGTCAGAGATGGGCTTCACCCAGTGCTTCGGACAGAACCCAGACACAGTGACAGCCACCGTATCAATCTGACATTTATGTCTGTAGGTGTTGAGGTTTCTGAGCCAGAAATGGAGCAGCCAAGGGTTGGCAACGTGCGGCATGATTATATGTCTTTTCATAGTTTACAGGCTTCTTCGACTGAGAGGTTTTCAGGTTTAGGTTCTATTTGCATTTCGGGCAGAGCCCACCAATCCTCAAACGGATGATCTGGCGCAAAACAAACATTCGGGCGAACCAATTGATACCCCAAAAGGTTCAGGTATGTTCGTTGAAAATCACGCAACCAACTACCGACTCGGTAGTAGTCATGCTCAATCTGAATGACTCGGAATTTAAACAAATGAAACGGCAATGTTGAGAGTGCTGCATTGGTGTTGTTATCCACATCCAGAGACAAGT